AATACCTGCTGTTACTGATGCATTTCCTGTTATTAAAGTTTCAGGATTTAGATAATCATATGTAACATCATCTAATTGCCATGCCTTACTCCATAATTGGAAATCACACATCATTCCACCAAAATAACCTGTAGTTCCACTTCTTTTACCTATAAACGATGTATCAAAATCAGTACTATTTTCACTTACTGCAGCTCCAACTGTTACAGTTCCTTGATATGCACCATCTATATAACTTTTTAACACATTGCTTTCCCTTGTTATTACAAGTCTATGCCATGTATTTGTATTCCAATTTGTTGTAATATTATAATTATCACTACCTGCATCGCATTGCAATTTTAATAATAAATTTGAACTACTACTAAGTCTTACATAATTATTAGTAGCATGTCCTGATAAATATGGAGTAGATTGTGTAGAATAAAACCATACAGCATAAGTAAAATCTGTGCTACTATATGTCTTAACAGCTGGTAAAGATAAAAAATCACTTACCCCATCAAACTCTAATGCTTTACCTGAATATAGTTTAGCATGGTCTAATGGTTCTCCTGTTTTCTGTGGAGAATTTCCAAATGTTGCTGCTGTATTGTTTGATACTATTGATGCTGTCATTAACTTAATGTCCCATTATTTGAACCATGCTCATCATTGGCATTTACATCTAATCCCCACCAATGAACAAGAGTTGTTTTTTCACTACTACTTAATTCTGAGTATGATTTTTCTTTTATACTTTGTATTTGTTCTTGAGTTAACTTTGAACTAAATATACCTATTTGTGCTAAATTACCATCAAATTCATTTCCCATAGTATTAGCTGCATCATGTCCTCCTATCATTTGAACTTTAAGAACACCTCCTGAGCCATTTAAAGTACCTGTAGTTCCCTTTACTCCATCTAAATAAGGAGTTAAAGTTGTTCCTTCCTTTGTAACTGCTAAATGTTGCCATTCACCTGTCCAATCTGCAAATCCACAATCCCAATCAACATACCAATAACTAGAATCATCTGCTTTATTTAATCTAAATCTAATAGCATCAGCATCTTGCAATGCAAAGGTTGTTTTAGAATGTGAATATCCACCTAATATTCCTTCATAAGTAAAAGAATCAGGTTTCATCCAACAAACTATTGTAAAGTCACTAGAGATATTTGTTTCTGAAGCTAATAGTATATGGTCATCATTAGTAGCTGTAAAACTTGCACTACCACTACCTATTAAATCTGCTTGTGCTGTAGGTGCATTATCAAACCCTCTTGGTTTAATTGGAGAATAATCATTATATATACCATCTTTCAATGTTGAGCCACTATTAGTACCATGATTAGTACCATGTGAATCTTTATATGTATTAGTAACTCCTTCAGAATCTACATCTGAATCTAGTGGATACCAATGCAATAAATGTGTTTTTTCAGTTCCTTTTAAGTCATCATATGTTTTATATACTATATTTTGGATTTCAGATGCTGACAATGCTCTTTCCCATATACCTATTTGAGCCATATTGCCACCAAAATAACTTGCAGATTCTTTGTTTCCAATTCTATTGTAATCAAAAGTCCCTGCTCTAGTACCAGTACCTACTTCTACTCCATTTAAATAAATATAAATATTATCAGAATCATCTCTTACACATGCTAAATGATTCCATGTATCTTGAAGTATATTGCTAGACAAAGTTACAGTTGTACCTCCACTAGCTCCATCCCAATTAATTTTACCTGTTGTGTTTAATCTTAAATAATTATCTGCATCTGAAGTGCCTAACATTGCATCGTAGGAATTTATAGTATCAGGCTTTAACCACATTGAAATAGTACAAGCTGCTGTTAGATTTAATTTAGAATCTAAAGTTACATAGTCATCAGACCCATCAAACAAAGTACTACCTGTACCTACAAACTCTAATGTTTTAGCTCTACTAGATTTAAAGTCAAAATATACTTTAAGATTATCTTTAAGATAAGATATTCCTCTTGCAGCTACTCCAATAACTGTAGCAACTTGAGATACTGTAGCTCCTAGACTAAATCTCATTATTTATCCTATATAAGCTACTATAGTACCACCTGCCAAAGTAATAGAACTCCATCTTCCGAATATAGTAGTCCCTGCAGTAAATGTGTTACTTGAATCTATAAATAAATTACCAGTACCACTACCTGATGTAGATGCTGTACCTGTACCTATAAACTTTTCACCTGCTCCATCTTCTGGAGTTAATGTAGTAAATGTAACATCTTCTATTACAGTTATAGCTACAAATACTCCACTACTAGGTGTGATATTATCTGTAGAGTCACAAAAAACAGAACCTACTTGTCCTAATCCTGTATTTTGAGATTCTACTACTGTGTATTTATGCTTTCCACCTGCCATTTATTCTCCTTCGTCTGATGTCCAATCAGAACCTTTTAATATTGTTAAAATTTGATTGTGATTATATATAGTCATAGAACTAAATGCTGATGGTGTATCTCCATCCCACTTTAATATAGCTTTAGTTCCATCTAAAGATTTTCTTAATGTCTCTATACTAGTTTGGATAGCATTAACAACTAGTTCTTGCAACTCATCATCAGTATAATCTGATAAAGTTATTATTACCCAATGTCTATTATCTAATCTAGTCATTATGATGGTACATCGCTTTCTATATCTCCTGATACCATATTTGTCATTATACCAATATTACCTGCAGTAATCTTTTTCAAAGATATATTATTAAATATTATATATGTACTATTTGCATTAGTTTTTAAAGCTATAATACAAGTAGTATTTACAGCTGCTGTAAAGACTGTCCCCTCTTCTTCATCACCTACAGGATTCGAAATATATTGATTCCAATATTGTGTACCACCCACAGTTCTTCCAACTCTAATTGCTCCTGTAGTTCCATTACCACCAACTCTATCTGCAGTTATTCTATATTTTTCGCCTACTTCTACTGTCGCTGTAAAATATGCATATATATCTTTACCATCAGATTCTGCTTCTATTTTAAGACCACTCGTACCAGAATCATGGGATAATGTAATTTTAGTATCATCTTGATTTGTCCATGAACTAACATCTCCTGAAACATCAAAGTTTCCAACCCAATTACTACTACCATCAACTACTAATTCTGGACCTAAAGTAGTTGTTTTAGAATCTATTACAAATGGAAAACTTAATGTAGTACTATCAGAAGTAGTAGTGCCATCACCCATTCTCCACCAACCTGCTAAACTAGAAGATGATGCATATCCTACTGAATTTTTAGTGAAATCTAATCTTACATTATCATATATAGCTTTTATTTCAGTAGCTGTTAATGCACTATTCCATATTCCTACTTCATCTATATTACCTGTAAATAAATATCCTAGGTCTGTATTGTTAGTATTTCTTCTTGCACCTATTAAAAAATCTTTATCTGCTTGAGTACCACTTCCAGTAGAAGCTGTTACCCTTGCAACACCATCTATATATACTGTTCCTTTATATGTACCACCATCGTTCCATGAAACTAGAGCTGCATGATGCCAAGTGCCATCTGCAACAGTAACTCCAGTACTTAAATGTGTATTACCCAATCTACCATATCCAAAATCATTTCCATCTGTAAAAAATTGAACTGCTCTTTCAGTATTTACATCAGCACCTGCTTTCCCAAATATTGTACCATCTGCACCTGAAGCACCTTTAAACCATGCAACTATTGTAAATTCATTTGCATCTGGGTCATCTAAAAAAGACCAATTATTGCCGAGATTTACATGGTCATCAGTACCATCAAATGCTATTGATTTAGCATTGGTTACAAGTGAAGGTTGTTCTACTCCACTTGTAGCAGTTGCTCCTAATGATGCTGAAACTCCTAATTGCATTAACTTGCCTTATATGCTATTACTGTACCACTATCAAGCTCAATAGATGCAAATAATCCAAATATAGTAACACCTTTGGGTATTGTAAAATCTGCAACATCATCTATCCAAGACATATCACATTGGTCTACATCTACTACTGCATCTGTTAAAGCTGTTATTGCTACATAAGGACCAGTATGCTCAACATCATCATCTATTAATATACAACCATTTTGTCCTAAGGAGAGGTTACTAGCCTCTGTATCGGTATACTTATAAATATCTGCCATTATTTATCCTCCTTTCAAGAGTGTCTTTTAAGCTCTCGGCTAAAGAGCATGAACAGACTAAAATAAATGTTATTTTTTGTCTTCTTTTACTTCTTCTTTGTTTTCCATTAAACTCTCACAAAACTCTATAGCTCCTTGGATTTTTGACCAACTAGCTTCAATTTGTTTTTGTTGTGTTTTCAAATTGTCAAGTTTTTCTTGAAGTTCTTTATTTTCCATTTATTGTATTCCTATTTTATTTTAAGATATTCTATACATAGTAACTGCATCTGCAGCAGTTCTACGTATTCTAAATTGTGCTACGCCTGATGTAAATGCATCTTCTGCCGAATCTTGAGCCGATACTATCATATTACCTACAAGAGTAACATCTGAACCTGCTGTTAAAGTTACAAAAGATGTTCCATCTGTTGCTAAATTTATAAATGTCCAATCATAAGAATCTCCATTAGCAGTTAACTCTAAAGTAGATATTAAATTCGCAGCTGTATCAGTAGCTTTACTTCTATCGGTAGTTGGTGTACACTTAACTATTCCTGTGTTTATATTAGCTGAACTTACAGCTGTTGCTCCGTCATCAGTAGTTGCTTCTGCTCCTTGATATAGTTTCATTCTTCCTGATACTAATAAATTGTCCGATACAGTAACTTGAGAAGTAGTATGACCAATAGTTATTGCAGTTCCACTATTTGCCGAACCAATACTTATACCTCCAGAAGATGTATCTAAAGCTATAGCTCCTCCTGCATCTATGTCAACTCCACCACTTGAATTAACGTCTATTGCATTAGTTCCTGTCCCTGCAGAAGTTAAATTTAATGTTGTTGAAGCTCCACTACCAGCTGCATTTACATATATTGAATTAGCCGAAGTATTAGCACTTTGTATTGTTATACTAGCAGCTCCTGTAGTAGTCATGTCAATAGCACCTGTAACAGAACCTATACTAATTAATCCTGATGTAGTATCTAATTCAAAATTATGGTTAGTTAAATCTAAATCTAGTTTTGCATTGTCAATATCTAATCTAGGCTCACTAGCATCCCAAAATAATTGACCACTATCTGTACCTAAGATTGTTACATCTCTTTCACTTCCTGCTGTTCCTACAGTTAGATTATCAAAAAGCATAAGTCCTAAACCTGAATAAGAAGCTTGTAAAGTTCCATTTAATAAGATTTGTAATTGAGTTTGAGCATCTATTTTATTAATAGCTGCACCATCCATATGAATATCAGTTCCATCTAAATATGTAAAATTGCTACCTGTTTTATATACATACATGCTATCTGCTGATTCATCCCATAACCATTTAGAATTAGCAGTTGCACCAAAAAATGTAACATCATATCCTGTATCATCTACTCCTACAGAAAGTGTTGCATCTACTTGAGTTGCTCCATCAATATCTACTGCATCTAAATTAGTTGTACCAAAAACATCAAATGTACCTTTAACATACAATGTATCAGCCGAAGCATCCCACCAAGTATATTTATTAGCTGTATCTCCCATTACTGCAAAATCTACACCTTTATTAGCAGTTGATATATCATCTCCTAAAAACAAAGTAGGACTATTATTAGCCGAATTAGCTAAACCTGTATCACTATTCCATGCTCCACTTGCATCCCATTTAAAATCAGCATTAGCATTTTGAGCATCAAATGTTATATCTCCACCACCACTATTATAAGATACTGTTAAATTTCCACCTGATATTACATTACTTACATTTGTTGAAGTTAATGTATCGGCACTTGCATCTAATACAACATGATTTCCTGCAGCATTAGCAAATACTTTAAAATCTCTTTTATTACTACTACCATCACCTACTGTAACTGTTCCTGCTGTGTACGATATATCGTTAGTAGATACAGTCCATACAGCTGAAGAACTTAGTCCTGAAAAATTAGTTCCATTAACGACTAACCCTGTGCAATTAATAGTACCATTTACATCTAATTCTTGAGTTGGACTTGATGTTCCTACACCAATTTTACCATCATTTTGTATATGTAATTTGTTACCTACAGATTCTTCATTTGCTAATCCAATAAAAAAATCAGTATCACTTGCTGAGGTTTCATTTTGGACTCCTAAAAACCATGTATCCGATTGACCTGAAATAGCTAATGTTTCAGCATCATCACTAAAATTCTCTGCTCCACCTCCAATTACAGAGTTGGAATTTATTGTTCCTAATTGTCTACTCGTTGACTCTGTTTGCCATGCCATAACTACTCCTTGTTATAAGTTTGGTGTCTTTATTCCTCTTGTACCACTTTTACGATGAGGATAAGTCCTAACTTTATTTCTATATTTTTGTTGAAAATAAGCTGATTTATCAGGATTGCCATTATCTTCTTCTATTCTTGATTTTACATAATCTAATAAAGCTGCATGCAATCCACTATCAACTTTATTCTCATCAATTAAATTATTATCGTAATAAGTAACTGCATTGTATTTAGAAGTAAAATGAATACGTACACCATCTTGAACTGTGTCTCCTCCCCATGTTCCATATTTACCACTTGAATCATCTTTATAAACTATTATTAAAGAATCTCCATCTATGTAATATGCAAAATCACTATTTACTGTCGCTCTACTAGACATTACGATGTACTTCCTTCTAGTATTTCATCTCCATCAGACAAAACAGGTATAACTTCATATTTATTATCTGAATTTAATATTTCTACTCTATCTATATCAATCATTGAATCTGCTATATCATACCATCTTTTATCTTTTTCTAAATCTTCTGTTACTGTAGCTTTGTAATGTTGAATTTCAGCACTCATATCTAATAATGCATCATTAATATATCTTTTAAGTAACATATGAGGTTGTCTACCATATAAATATTCTATTTGACTTATAAGTTCTTTTACTGTCATGCGACACCTTGTTCTTTAATGTTTATTTGAAATCCACCTAAATAATTTTGTAAACACATTGTATATTCTTGGTTTAATGCACTCATGTGATTTGTATGAGATGCTGCTACTTCTAAATCTTCTTCTTTATTAGCTTGTGCTATTTGCCAAAATTTTGCTTTTACTGCTGTTTTTAAAATAACTAAATGTTCTACTTCTACAGGAAAATTATCTATACTTGAACCATCATGTTCTATATCTGGATATGTAACATATGATATTTCTGCTCTAGTATTAACATTAAGTAACTTAACTGGAACAGGATTTATATATACTTTTTCATTTAATCTATAAAATACAGGATTTTCTTGTGTTGCCTCTTCCATGTACCCACTATCTTTATAAGTTCTTCCTCTTAATGCTGCGTCAATTTCAATACATTCATAAGGAATATCATCTACAAGTCCATCACCAGTACCATCTCCATCAGTATCTGGACCTACTTTTTGAGTCCATCTTACGACATTTAATATTCTAGATTCAGGGACACTAGTTCCTATATTGTCATAGTTTTCTCTATATTGTATATTACCATCTGCATCTACTTCTGGAGGAGTTTGAAAATATTCTTCTTGTACTGAAGCTTTGTATAATACTTGTGGAGGTAAAATATTTATAACTTCTTTTGCAGACTCAGACAACCAAGTATTTAACAAGCCTTCTGTTATATCGCTTGTTTCTACTCCTGATATTGCCTCAACTCTTTCTGCAAATGTTGACATTATAATCCTCTATCCTTTAAATCTTGACCTATTGTGCTCTGACTAAACTCTACTTTAGTTTGTCTGCTCCAATGTCTGTTCATGTTTATTTCATGTGTCTTAGCTACAGATGATTCAAATACTTTACTACAACTGCATTTCTTTACTGTTTCTTCTGCATCAAATGTAACAACTTTTTGACACGTATTGCAATAATAACTTCTCGTCATAATTCTCCTATTAAATTTTTTTAGATTCGGAGGATGCCCTTTATACGACATCCCCCATAGCTCTAAAGACTATTAAACCTTATTGTTTTGGTTTATGCATTATCTGCGAATACTACTGCTGCATCAGTTGCTGATACAACTTGACCATTGACATACCATAATAATCCGTCACATACAAAATTAACTTTTGTTCCTGCAATAGGAGTTAATATTTTTAAATGACTATTACTATCGTTATCAGAATCAACTACTACAGTAGACCCATCATCAGTATCATCCATAACTAATCCACCCATAAAGTAATTAGTTGCACTTCGTGTTTTGATTTCCCAGTCACTTGCATCAGCTGCTGTGCCTGTATACCAAAACTCAAAAGACAATCCTTCTTTTACAGCTGGTAATACAAAATGATGGTCTGCATCTAAGTCAGGAACTAAGATAATTGAACCAGAATCACTTTCTAACAACTCAGTACCATTCAAATGGATTGTAGCTATATTACTTGCTGTTGCTGTTGCTGCTGTATCTAGCTCAACTGAAATTACATTTGTACCTGCAGTACCAGTATTTATTGATGCTACTCTTGTACCAGGAACAATTCCAGGTCCAGATACAAGTGAGCCAACAAATATTTCTGCTTCAGAATCTAGTGTCATAGTAGTACTACCACTTGTTGTATCGGTATTTACTCCAAATTCACCTGCTGTTGCAGATATATGCTTAATACGTAAAGGCATTCCACCATATTCACCACTATTCATGTTTAGTTTATTGCTTCTCATTTATCATCCCCCCTTATTGTTCTAAGCTATATAGCATGTGAGTTTCAGGAAGAGTTACTTCTAAACCTGCTTCGGTTAGAATCATGTCTTTTCTTAAATCCTCATCTGCTTGTTGAACATTAGTTATGATTTGAGTATCACGATTTAGTCCGTTACCAACAAGTGGTCTATATGCAATATTGTCCAAATCAATCATTGCTAAATAACCTGTTGAAAATCCTCTAAATAATGGTTCTTTAACCAATGAAAGACTTCCATATACAGTATCAATTTTCATAAGGTTGTGACCAAATGAGCCTTTAATATTTTGTATATCATAATTAAATGCATTATAATCAGTTCCACCTGCTCCTATACTTGCATTTACTTTTGAAAATCCTGCTAGTTTGTTAAAGAATGTTATTACTGAGAATCCTGCTAATCCAAGTTTATTACTTGAACCACCTCTTGCTGGGTCGTAAAATACTTCGAAATCATTTAGTATTCTATCATATGTAAGTTCAGTAGAAGCAACACTTCTATAATAAGGTTGTCCTGCTGTATAACTTAAAGCTGTTCCATCAGCATTTACTGCTGCTGCATTAGCCATAATATGACCAACTATACCTTCTGTATAATTGATATTGCTTTGACTTGCACGTTGACCAAATAACATTGCTCTTTCGATATCAACTTTATGTTCTCTTAATTTAAGATTCCATATACGTGACCACTCGTCAGCATAGCCTCTATAAATAGTTGCTCTTGCTGTGTTTGTCATTTCTGCAGCTGTTTTAAAAATTTGGGTATACCCATAATTATTATCTAGCTCTTCATTCCAAACATCTGGTGACCCAGAACCTTCTTCGAAAGATGTTCCAATTACTTGACATACTGCATTATCAGCACCTGTTTCAGTATCACCAGTTTGAGATAATGCTATAGTTTTACCTGTGAATGTAGTTTCTGCACCAGTGTCCACAGGAGCAGTTTCTACTCTTACAAGCAAATTATCTGGAACACTTGATTCTAAATGATTTATTACAAAAACCATTCCTTTAATAAGCCAATCAACACTTGAACCAGCTGAAGTATCTACAGTATAACTAACTGTACTACCTACTGCTGGAACTGCTACACTTCCTTTTAATTGGAAACTTCTATCAGACCAAGATATTTTAGTTCTATCTTCTAAAAACCTAAATACTGGGTCGCTAGTTGGCTGTTTAGCTACTTTTGAAAGATACACAAAAAACGGAGACTCTTCAGGTTTTAAATCTGCTACTCTATCACTAAAGTCATACTTACGTCTAGAATCTAGATTTACACCTACACTACTACCTGCTTGAGGAGAAGAGTTCGCTCTTAATGCACCACTATTAACTGTTGCCATATTTATTTCTCCTAGTTATTTATTTATAAAACATCACTACCACCACCTGCTCCTTTAATTGCATCCCACATTGCATCAGCATCACTCTTTACTTCAGGTTGTTGACCTTGTAAAACTCCAGCTGTTGTTGGAGCTTGTTGAGTTTTTCTTACTGCATCTAAGGGATTATTAACTACAGGTTGTTCATTTACAGCATTGTACATCCTAATGACGTTATCAATGCCTAGTTCACTAACAGGTGTTTCGGCAAATTTAAAAAAGCCTTTAATTTGTTCATCATCCATGCCTTTAGCTCTTAATTGAGTTTCCAATTGATTGGTGGCTTGTTCTTGACGAACATCTTTTAATTGCTCATCTACCATTGCTTTAACTACGTTAGCTGTCTCCTGCATTCTGTATTTGTATGATTCAGAATTAGGGTTTGTAAACGATTCCCATGGTTCAAAGTCAT